TGAAAGAACGACCGACTATCAAACGTCTGGTGACTTTCTAGCGGCTGAGGTAAACGCTGACTTTGATAAATTATGGCTGGCTGTACAGCAGAATGAAGAAGCCGATACAAGAGCAATAAGAAAGCCAATAAATGATTTAACGTCTATCAATATGGAACTGCCTAACGCGGTTAGCCGAGCAAACAGGTATCTTGGGTTTGGTGCTAGCGGTGAAGTAGTAACAGTAGCATCTACGGGCACTGCTGGTGAAATTGCTGACGTTAAAAGTTATGGGGCTGACTCAACTGGCACTAATGATTCTACCGCTGCGTTTCAAGCTGCTATCGACTCTGGCCTTAGCACTATTTATATTCCACCAGGAACGTACAGAATTGATGGAACATTAACCATTACTAGAGATTTGCGACTTTATGGTGAGGGCGCATCGAGTATTATTGATACGTCTTATGCCACTGATACAACTGCTAGGCTTTTTGATCTTTATGGTGGAGGGCCAACTTTGTTGCAAGCCGTTTCTGGTGGCTTATTGTCAGAAAGTATTTCATACACATTTTCAAGCGCGCCCGACTTAACGCCTGGAGACATTATTGCTGTTACTGACAATGACGATTACAGCTATTCTGTTGCTCGATACTACTACAAGAAAGGCGAGTTTTTAACTGTGCGAGAGGTAGATGGAAACCAAGTATGGTTTACCACTGGCTTTTATGATGATTACTCGGCATCTGGCGATGTAAACATTTATAAAATGAATATGATTTCCGTCTCAATGGAAAACTTTAAATTGCGCGGTGCTGTTGATTCTTGTCATGCAAGAGCGATTTACGGAACCTTTCTTAAAAACTCTACATTTAAAAACCTTATTATTGAAAACGCAGGAAGCTACGCTGGGTTATCTTTAGTTTGTAGTTATGGCTGCAACATTGAAGGCGTAGAATCTGCTATTTATGAATTTGGAAACCCACCCTCGTTTGGTATTTCAGCTATTAACGCATACCCGATTGCCTTGTTTAACTGCCAAGCAATTTCGGTTGCTCATTGCAAGGGTGTTTCTCGATGGCATGGGTTTGGTACTGGCGGTGGCGTTACGATACCCGCTGTCGTTGGGCGGGAAATTCATGTTGCTAATTCTGTTTGGCACTCTGGCGATGGTATTCCAGCATGTGACTTTCATGGAAACGTAGAGTATTCGTCAATGATAGGTAATAAGTTTATCGGCGGCGGGGCAACCCTTGGGGCTAGAAGAAACGTTTTTATAGGTAACACTCATAAAGATATTCGCAAGTATCAAGACCCATTGGTTGCCGATGAAAACACTTATTGTTTTTACAGCACTGAAACCATTGGTTACGACTTTATTATTTCTAACAACACCTCTACGATGCGTGGCAGTTATGTAACCAGCAGTTTTGGTAGGTTTCTTCATATGTTTTCAACTCAACCAGAAACCGCTGCAACTGCTCCGTTTTTGGCTGATGCTGGTTCTGGCACACTTTTAATTTCAGGCAACAACGTATTGATAGAAACAGATACCCCGCCTAATAATGATTACATTATAGAAATACGAAACGTCTTTGCTGATGATGGCGCGGTTGACGATGTAAACATTATGATTACCAACAACACGTTTAGGACAACTAGGACTACCGCATCTCTTGTTAACTCAATTCATGTTGATGGTCGAGGTCGCGGTGGCACTGGATCATTTAGAAGCACTATTGTTAAAGATAATTTACTTGATAAAGTTTTCGTTGATTTAACACATTCAGGTGATGTTACTGTCTCTAACAATGTTATTAACGGTGCTTATAGAGGTATTGATGTTGATAACTGTCAGAACGCATATATCAATGGAAATACAATTACAGATACGTTAGCGATAGGTATATCCCTTGTTGACGCATACGGTACTACTGTAACCGCTTGTGATAATGTATTGAATAACTGCAACACAACAACAGTTGCTACCGCTGATTTTCAAATCTACCCCGATGATCTAGGTGTCGAGAATACCAAGATTACTGGGAATATGATTAACTCAAACGACAACGCAAACTACCTTGCATACTATGGCAAGTGTAAAAACCTTGTTGATTATGGGAATATTTATAACGGCAGTGGCGCGATATCTAAGGTGCTTTATTACGACCAAGCTACGGGGCTGGCAAAAGATTATGAGTTAGGCTCTCAAACAACAAACCAGATATGGCATTACGGAACAACGCAAACTGATTTTGCTAAGATTACATTTGGGTCTGTTTACAGCGCATCTACACTCATTCGTCTCCATATCGCTGCTAACGCCGCTGGGTATTCTGGTGTCTTAGAGTTTGCGCTTGAGGGTACTTCTTCTTCTGTTAGTCGAGTAAACACATCATATACAAGCACAAATGACCCCATAGCTGGCGGCAGAGTTATTGTTAATATCGCCACAAACGTAGTCACATTATCACTAGATGAGGTATCTTCTACGGACGGCCTTCACGTCAAAGCAGAGATTGTGAAGTGTGGACGAGAGAATGCGCTTAATGCTCTCAAGGTGGAGTGGCTAACCTAATGTCTAAGTCGTTACTTAAAAGAATAGGTGTATCTGGGTACAACAAGCCCAAGCGTACACCTAGTCACCCCACTAAGTCGCACGTTGTTGTGGCTAAAGAGGGCGATAAGGTAAAGACAATACGCTTTGGTCAACAGGGTGTATCTGGCTCACCTAAGAGAGAGGGCGAGTCAGATGCAGCTAGAAAGCGTAGAGAGTCATTCAAGGCTCGGCATAGACGAAACATAGCCAAGGGTAGAATGTCTGCGGCTTACTGGGCTAACAAGAGTAAGTGGTGAGTTTATGAGAAAACCGAAGAAGGGTTTATACTACAACATAATGAAGAAGCGGGAGCGCATTGCTTCTGGTTCTGGTGAGCGAATGAGAAAGCCTGGCACTAAAGGTGCGCCAACGGCTAAAGATTTTAAAGACGCTGCTAAAACAGCAAGGAGTTAAATATGGCTATGAAAGACGCAAGCGGATATGACGCACCAGCAAGTAACGCATTTGCTGTAACCCCTAACGACTCAGCTAACCTAACACACGCGGCTCGCGCTTTGTTTGTTGGTGGTGCAGGAGCGATTAAGGTGGATACATTGGGCGGTGACACAGTGACATTCACTGGTGTTGTAGCTGGCTCTATCCTACCTGTTCGCATATTGAAAGTGTATGCAACTGGAACTGACGCAACCAACATTGTAGCGGTGTACTAATATGATTGACCTCGGCATTAACCTATTTCAAGAAATTGCGGCTCTTGGTGGTGGTGGCGGGGGCTATTCAATCTCGAACTCGCTACGCTTCAACGATGATGACTCAGCCTATCTATCGCGTACACCAAGTGCGGGTGATCGTAAGACATGGACGTGGAGTGGTTGGGTTAAGCGTGGGAATATAAATACTACTCAATATATTTTTTACGCTCATGGATCAAGTTCAGATTCTGGAAATTTCCAATTTAGATTTGAAACTGACAACTCAATAAGGGTTCGTTTCTTTACAAACACTGACGCATTTACTACGTCCGCACTTTTAAGAGATGTTTCTGGCTGGTATCACTTGGTGCTTGTGGTTGATACAACCGAGTCATTGGCTAATGATAGGATAAAAATTTATGTAAACGGCATTCAGGCCGCAAAAGGGTCTGGAACCGCTCCAGCCCAAAACGCCGATCTTGCTGTAAATGATTCAGTCTTGCATACCCTTGGCTCAAGCGCGTTTAGTGTTGGGTCTGCGACACTTGACGGCTATATGTCCGAAATCAACTTCATTGACGGTCAAGCCCTAACCGCTGACGATTTCGGTCAAATAGACGCAACCACAGGTGAGTGGTCTCCAAAGGCATACGAAGGAACATACGGCACTAACGGCTTCTATTTAGAATTCAAAAACGGCTCTGCACTGGGCGATGATACTAGCGGCAACACTAACGATTGGACACCTACTAACCTAGCAAGCACAGATCAGATGCTTGATACGCCTACGAATAATTTTGCTACATTAAATCCAAACTTTCGTGGTGGAGAGGTTGGCGAATCGCTTTCCGAGGGTAATTTATATTACAACTCTGGTGATGGAGATGAGAACTACGTTTGTGCATCACAATCTGTTTCAACGGGTAAGTGGTACTTTGAGATTCTTCCATCGTCGTCAGATACACACGGCGCTTATGGATTTACAAATGCAGATACTTTAATTCAGTCAACAGCCGTTTCAACAAATCCGTATGATATAAATTCTGGGGGCATGATTGCACCAGATGGAAATGGCTCTCCCAATTATAAAATAAATTCAACAACTACCAGTATTTCAGTAACAACAAACAGCGTGTTTGGTATTGCTTTAGATGCGGATACTGGCGGTATAGAGTTTTTTGAGAATGGTGTTTCTGTTGGCTCTGGGACTATTACTGGGATTACAAATTATATTCCGTTTGCTTCTATGTTCAGTGGGTCGGCAGGAAGAATAGGAATTGCAAACTTCAACTTCGGTCAAGACTCATCATTCGCAGGTAACAAAACACGCCAAGGCAACGCAGACGCTAACGGCATTGGTGACTTCTACTACACGCCACCTGCTGGCTATCTAGCCCTATGCACTGACAACCTGCCAGAGCCAGCTATTGTAGACAGCGAGACTCAGTTTAATGTTGTGACGTATACGGGTACAGGGTCGTCCAATCCTGTTAGTGGAGTTGGGTTTCAGCCTGATTTCGTATGGATTAAAAACAGAAGCGCGGTTTCCTCTAACAAACTTATGGATGTTGTAAGGGGAGCAGGTCAACAACTTGAATCAGACACAACGAACGCAGAGTCTGCTAATTCAAACTTTGCCAGCTTTGATTCTGATGGGTTCACGGTTGTTAGTGGGACTGCATACAATTCAAGTGGAAACTCCTACGTAGCATGGTGCTGGAAAGCTGGCGGCACAGCAGTAACCAATACAGATGGATCAATCACTTCACAAGTGTCAGCTAACGTAGACGCTGGATTTAGTATTGTTAGTTATACGGGTAATGGTACTGCTGGAGCTACAATTGGTCACGGGTTGAGTAGTGCGCCTAATATGGTAATTGTTAAAGGCAGAAACACTAGTTATTACTGGGTTGTTTACAGTTCTGATATTACTGCCACTAAATATTTAGCATTACAAGAAGCATTTGCGGCAAGTAGCGACTCAACTGTTTGGAATAATACAGAGCCTACAAGCTCTGTTTTTTCGGTTGGCTCTAACCTTGCCTCAAACCAATCTGGCGACCCTAAAATAGCCTACTGCTTCCACAGCGTAGAAGGCTTCAGCAAGTTCGGCTCGTATGTCGGAAATGGATCAGCAAATGGACCGTTTGTTTACACGGGTTTCAAGCCTGCGTTTGTGTTGATTAAAAACACAACAACTAGCGGAACGTACTGGGTTATTGCAGACTCAGAGAGAGAACCTTACAACACTACGGATAGCCTCTTGTTTCCTAATATAAGTGACGCCGAAAGTACAAACGTGTTATTTAGTAATGACTTTTTATCTAATGGCTTTAAGATTAGAAATGCTAATAATAGTCATAACACAAGCGGCAACACATACATATACATGGCATTCGCCGAAGCACCATTTAAGAATGCGGTGGCGCGATGATAGCTTTCCTACTATTCATACTCTTACAAGTCGCTGATTCATGGACTACCCTCACGGCTTTGAAGATGAACGGGCGCGAGTTGAATCCATTATTAAACTACGTCTTTAGAATGATTGGGCCTGTCCAAGGTTTAATCCTAATGAAGTCGCTATCAATAATCATCATTGGTCTGCTGGTCTTTGACCACTGGATTGTATGGGTATTGAATGGTGTTTATACTATTGTTGTCTTACAAAATATCAAGCAGATTAAGGGGTAATTTATGTCTGTGGAATCGGCAGTAGCCAAGCTACAGGTACAGCAAGAGGCTATGGCCGACGACCTAAGAGACATGAAGTCTGCGCTAAACTCGATAGCATCATCGTTAGAAAAACTTAGTGTCTTAGAACAGCGTCAAGCTAACTCCCACACCAGTATTGATAGGGCGCATAAGCGATTGGATAACGTCGAGTCACTTCTTAAAGAAGAAGTTAAAGGGCATGAGAAAAGACTGCAAGCAATCGAGATATCAATAGCCAAGAACCAGTGGATCGAAAGAATTATTATGGCTGGTGTCATGGGTATTATAGGATTGTGGATTAAAGGTGGAATCTAGTGGGCTTCATCGACCTAATAGCGGGGATATTCAAACCCGCTGCTGAGTTAATCGACGAGCTACACACCTCTGAAGAAGAACGCATTAAACAACACAGGCGCTTGTTAGAGATACAAGCCCTAGTCCTAGATTCCTCTCTTAAATACGAGCGTGAAATAATGACAGCCAAAGCTGAGATCGTATCAGCCGAGGCTAAGTCAGAGCATTGGATAACCGCCACATGGCGACCAATAACCATGTTAACCTTTCTAGCCCTAGCCGTTGGCGATGCCTTGGGCTGGCTACCAAATCCATTACGTGATGAAGCCTGGACTCTGTTACAGTTAGGTCTGGGTGGCTACGTTGTTGGGCGTTCAGCCGAAAAAGTAATTCAGACAGTGAGAAACTAATGCCATTATTAAAAGGTTATTCCAAGAAAACGGTTAAGAAGAACATTAAGACTTTGTTATCTGAGGGCTATCCACAGAAGCAAGCGGTGGCTATTGCTCTGCCTAAGAAGAAGAAGTAATGCGTAACCTAGTCGAGATGCTGAAGCGGCACGAAGGGCTAAGGCTCAAGCCTTACCTATGCACGGCTGACAAGTTAACTATCGGCTATGGTAGAAACCTAGAGAGTATGGGTATCAGTCTGTATGAGGCAGAGGTTATGCTCGTCTCAGACATCGAGCGATGCTACAACGAGCTAGAAGTCTTTGAGTGGTTTGTTAGCTTAGATATGGTAAGACAGGAGGCGATGGTTGACCTGCTATTTAACTTGGGGTTGCCCAGGTTCTTAGGTTTTAAGAAGATGATTAAACACCTATCTAATAAGGACTACTCACAAGCTGCCGCTGAATTATTAAACTCACGTTACGCAATTCAGGTAGGGGATAGGGCTAACGAACTGGCTTATATGCTGGAGCGTGGCGAGTATCTGATATAAAAAAGCCCACCGAAGCGGGCAAGTTGCAATTAACACCCTTCAAGTAGACCACAAAAAAACTTTAAAATAAATCATTGCATCTGTTGACACCTGTAAACAGATCGGTTAACCTGTGTTTGTGGAATGACGGAGGGAAACCACATGGATGAACTAAATCAAGTTGAATACTCAGAGTGGCTACGGTGGTGTGGCTACTGTGATGCGGAAATGTACTCATGGCCTTTAGACAGCGATCCAGACTACATGGCTGGGTTTGCCGAAGGCTACGCAGAATTAGCTAAGGGGGAAGCGCAATGTCAAGACATGTATGGTTAATGATTAGAGTGCCAGTGAGCGAACTGGAGTTTGAAAACTGTGTTGTAACCAGCGACACCGATGTTACTGAGGCATGGGGTAGACGCGCGTTACATACTACCTACGAAGTGCAGTGGGGCGAAGTTACCTTTCAGGGATATGAAGTCGACCTTGATGTAGGTGATATGGACGAGGTGGAAGACTACCTCATAAACAAGGAGATGGAGGGATTTTTCGATGAGTGATTTAACAAACAAGCTGGCTATGATCCAGCAGAAACTAAAAGCTCCAAAGGGGCAGATGAATAAGTTCGGTGGCTACAAGTACCGATCTTGCGAAGATATCTTGGAGGCGGTCAAGCCACTTCTTGGCGATCTAGTCTTAACTATTTCTGACGACATCGTAGAAGTAGGCGGCAGGGTCTACGTTAAAGCTACTGTATCTTTATCCAGTGGTTCGGGAAACGTATCGACCACAGCATTTGCTAGAGAATCTGAGATCAAGAAGGGAATGGACGAAAGCCAGATCACAGGGGCGGCTAGTAGTTATGCTCGCAAATACGCATTGAACGGTCTGTTCTGTATCGACGATACGAAAGACGCAGATGCGACTAACGATCATGATAAGCCAAGTTTTATTGATGAGTCACAGTTGGCGGTTATTTACGATCTATTAGAAAAGACCGATACGAATATCGAGAAGTTCTGCATGGCTTTCAATATCAAGGGAGTTGAGTTGATGCTGTCTAGTCAGTTCGACAAGGCAATGAGCCAGCTTAACAGGAAGTTAAAAGATGTTAGTCAGTAACTTCGAGCAAGGCTCTCAAGAGTGGTTACAGAGCCGTTTAGGAAAGCCTACGGCTAGCAACTTTGGAAAGCTAATCACGCCCACAGGCAGGCCTAGTACGTCTGCTGAGGGTTATATTAACGAGTTGATTGCTCAAAGGATTACAGGTGAGTTGCCAGAGTTTTATACAAATGCCGCAATGGAACGGGGTAATGAGTTAGAACCTGCTGCTAAAGCGCTGTATGAGTTTATTAATGACGTTGAGGTGGTAGAGGTTGGTTTGTGTTTGCATGACACTTTAGATTGTGGTGCTAGCCCAGATGGATTGATAGGCGTTGATGGCGGGATAGAGATTAAGTGTCCTTTACCCCATACGCACATTGCTTATCTGCGTGAAGGCGTAGTACCTAGCAAGTACATACCACAGATACAAGGTTGTCTTTGGATAACAGGTAGGGAGTGGTGGGACTTTATGTCTTACCATCCCGCCATGGAAGATTTAATTGTGCGAGTTGAAAGAGATAACGAGTACATTAAAAAGCTGGCCGACCAGGTAGAACGGGCGGTCGATATTATCAAAACCGAAAGTAAAAAATGGAGTAAGTAATGGAAT